TTGCCGGCAAAATAAGGATCGGCAAATAAGGGACCGCAAAGTTATAAACAGCGCAAAAAAGTACATAAAACAGTATATTGATCGGCTAACCGGCGCCTGGAGTAAATAGCTGATAATCAAGGAGGTATCGGCGGGATTGAGGATTGGATCGGTGGCTTGAACCCCCCTCTGAATATACAAATTTTTTGAAAGTATTCTAAGATTTAGGATAAGAATATTAAGGATCACTGTATGTAGATACAAATTTTTTGAAAGTATTCTAAGATTTAAGAATATGAATGTTATTTGAAAGGATATTCTAAGGAATATAGGTATTGAAAGAATATGAATATGGAAGAATGATATGGTATAGGATAATATATAATGTATATTGGTATATATAGTATATGGTATAATATATAGAATTATGAATAGTTATTTATGAATATATGTTTTTAGTGGTATTCTTAATACGAATATAGTATTCTTATTTTATAGATTGTAAGATGAATATAAGGATTCACTTTCAAATTAATAGTTGTGTCCAATATGGTATAATATTAAATTGTAAGTGAATTGTAAGGATTTGATTACAGATTGTTAGAAATGTGGGTATTCTTATGAATATAGATTATTCTTTATATAAATATTCTTTTTTATATGAATATATGAATTATTCATTGTGAATTGTTCCCAGAATGAATATTCTTTATATGAATAAGGAGGTAATCAGAATTTTGAATATTTATTTGTGAATATGGAAGTGTAGAAAAATATGAAAAATTTTTAGAATTGATTTGATTTTTGGAAATTTGTATTTAATAAAATGTTTTAAATAGTTAAGCACCAATAATAAATTTTGTGAGGGGATTCAGGATTGTGAAAAATTGGTAATTTGGGGGATTGGTAATTATATAGTATATTAATACCTTTAGGGGTTTAAAAAGTTTTTTATGCCACACAAGGACAGAAGCATACGATTACCAGAACCTGATTTTTTGCCGAAACCTATTTCTAAAAGGCATGAAAGTTATGTGGCGGCAAGATATTTGCCGGAATATCCAAAAAGAATGTTTTATCTGGCATTGCTGGGTTTGACTTTGACACAGATTGCTCAGGTATTCGGTGTGGGAGTGAATGTTATTGTGGAATGGAAAAAGAAATACCCGGATTTTGACAGGGCTTATAAAGAAGGTGGGCGCAGGGCGGATGGAAAAGTGGCACATTCATTGTACAAGGCTGCGGTGGGGTATAAGTACATCGACAAGGTGGTGATGATGAAAAAGGTGAAGGAATTTGATGAAAAGGGCAAAGTGATTTCTGAAACTACCGAACCTTTGATAGTAGAAGTTGAAAAGGAAATGCCAATCAACGTGACTGCGGCGATTAAATGGCTGAGTGCACGGCATCCGCAGATTTGGAATGAAAGAATTCAGATTGATGCAAAATTGAAAGTAGACCATAATCTTGATTTGCGTGATTTCAGTACGCAGGAATTGGAGATGTTGAATAAGATCGGGCTGAATCATGCTAAGGAGAATAAGGTTGAAGATACAGAATATGAAGAAGCAGGATGAGTAATGAAGTAAGAATACGGCGTATTCCGAGGGTGCAGAAACTTACTGATCAACCAAAGGAAACAAGGATTTTACAAGCCTTGAATAATCCATTGGCAATACAGCGGGAATTAAACAACCGTTCATTATATTCATTTTTAAAATGGGCTTGGCCTGAAATCAGCAATCACGCATACATTGACAACTGGCACATACCTTATTTATGTAAGGAACTGGAACAAGTGGCTTATAAGGTGGGTGAACGCAAACGCAAACACCATGATTTATTGATCAACGTGCCACCGGGAAGTACCAAAACAATTTTATGTTCTATTGTATTTCCGGTTTGGTGCTGGACCAAATGGTATTGGATGCGATTCATTACAGCTTCATATTCTTCAACACTTGCACTCGAAAGTGCAGACTTCAGCAGGGATTTAATAAAATCATCCAGATTCAAAGAACTATATCCAGAACTTGATATTAAATCTGACAAGGATACAAAATCGAATTACAGGGTAGTTCGCAAATATAAGGCTGATGAAAATTCAATTCGTTTTAGGGAATATCCCGGTGGAAACAGGTACACAACTTCAGTAGGCGGTACATTGACAGGCTTTCACGGTGACATACTTATTTGGGACGATGCGTTGAATCCACAACAATCACAGTCAGATAAAGAACTTGAAATTGCAAATCACTGGATTGACCATACATTATCCACCAGAAAGACAGATAAGAATATATCTGTGACTATCGGAATAATGCAAAGACTACACCAAAATGACCCTTCAGGACATATTCTTGAGAAACAAAAGCAAAATCTAAGGCATATATGCTTGCCCGGAGAGATACGTAACTTTAAGCACGTGCTTAAACCGCAAGGATTAGAGGTTAATTATGTTAATGATCTGTTTGATCCCAACAGAATGAGCTGGGAAGTGCTAAATGAATTAGAGACAGATTTAGGACAATATGGTTACGCAGGGCAAATAGGACAAGTGCCAGCACCCCCCGGTGGTGGAATGTTCCACACTGACCACTTCCAATTTACAAGTGATATATACAATAGTAATATGTACGTGCGTACAGTACGTTATTGGGATAAAGCTGGTACGGCTGGAGGTGGGGCTTATACTTGTGGAGTCAAAATAAGCAGATTAAAAAACGGTATGTTTTTAATTGACGATGTGAAACGTGGTCAATGGAGCACTAATCAAAGAGAAAACATTATAAAACAAACTGCTGAAGCTGATGGTAAAGATGTTTGGGTGGTTGTTGAGCAAGAACCGGGTTCTGGTGGGAAAGAAAGTGCAGAAGCTACGATTAGGAATTTAGCTGGATTTTTAGCTGACAAAGATAAACCTACCGGCTCTTCTGGAAGTAAAGAAAATCGTGCTGATCCATTATCTGTACAGGTAAATAATGGTAATGTGCTTCTTAGAATAGCTTCGTGGAATAAACTATTCATTGATGAATTTGCTTTATTTCCAAATTCCACGTATAAAGATCAAGTTGATGCTACTGCTGGTGGATTTAATTTCTTGACAAAGAAAAAGGTTGCAAGGCGTATAATATAATAGTATGGAAACTAAAAGAGTAAGGTTGAAAACAAGTGCTGATGGAACTAATGGCAAAGAAGTTCCTTTAACGAATGCACAGAAGCCTACAAATGGAAATTCAAAGCTTCGTTTATATAGTGAGATAATCACAAGAATGAAGTTAGCTACTCAGTTAGGTATTGATACTTATGATGGTACTCGTGACATATATCAGGCTTTAGGTTATCCAAAAGACGAATTAACTTGGAAATATTATTGGAGCAGGTATAAGAGACATGATATTGCAAAAGCAATAATTGACAGGCCGGTAAAAGCATCTTGGAAAGGTGAAATTTCTGTTATTGAAACTGTTGAAGATAAATCAACACCTTTTGAGATTGCTTGGAAAGAATTGTTTGACAGGCTGAAATTGAAATCTATTTTTATACGTGCTGATAAACTTACTGGAATTGGAAGATACTCTGTTGTATTTCTTGGTTTGAATGATGCTTCAACAACAGAAGCATTTGCCAAACCTGTTTCAAATAGAACAGGATTGAAACTGTTGTATGTAAAACCTCTTTCAGAAGATACTGCTCAAATTGCTACTTGGGATGAAAATCCTCAGAGTGAAAGATACGGTTTACCATTATTATATACTGTAAAAATAGAAACCGGAAGTAAATCATTTACAGTAACTGTTCATTATACAAGGGTGGTTCATTTAGTAGAAGACCCGATTGAAGATGAAGTATACGGCACTCCACGATTGGAAGCAGTTTATAACAGATTGATAGACTTGGAAAAACTTATTGGTGGTGATGCTGAAATGTTCTGGCGTGGTGCTCGTCCCGGATATACTGGTGAAGTCAATCCTGATTATCAAATGACGGATGCGATGTTTGATGATTTGCAAGCACAAATTGATGAATATGAAAATAATCTTCGCAGGATTCTTATAAATGAAGGTGTAAAATATAATGCTTTAGCACAGCAAATTGCTGATCCTATAAATCATGTCGATGTTCAGATTCAAATGATTTCAGCAGTTACAGGAATACCAAAAAGGATATTGACAGGTTCTGAACGTGGAGAATTAAGTTCAGCACAGGACAAATTGGAATGGATCAGTTATGTCACTTCAAGACGTGAAGAACAAAACGAGCCTATGATACTTCGTCCTTTTATTGATAAATGTATTGAAATTGGTGTTTTACCAAAACCGACAGTTCCTTATACTGTTCGTTGGGATAAGTTGTTTAGTCTTTCAGATGAAGAAAAGACAGCTATTGGCAAGAATAGGACTTTCATGTTGAAAGAGTATAGTTCACCGACTTCAGTAATTTCTGAGTACATTCCACTTGACTTGTTCTGTAAGATGTTCTTAAATTTGGATGATACACAGGTTCAGGAAATAGTAAATAATATGCAAAGGGCTATTGAAGAAGAAAAGGAATTAAATGAAGAAGAAATAGAAATGGAAGAAGACAGGATGGAAAGTCAGCAGGAATTTCAAGAACCAAGTGAGGAAGAAGTCAAAAAAGAAACAGTAACAAATGAATAATATAATCAGGGGGTGCAGAGTTTTTCATAATTCTTCAAGTTTCAGTGATTAATATGGTTTAGTTGGTTTTGAGTTAATAAGCAGTTTGGTAGATAGGTTTTGTAGTGCACCCTCTGATTTTTAAAATATTAGAAATGTGGATTGGACTTAAAATTCCAGAAATGGAAAGGCGATTTGGGTCTGTTACTATTGAAAGAATAGTAAAGACTGATAATGTAGAGTTTTTAAATTGTAAATGAATTAAAAATGGCTTACAGTATTTCATTAACAAAGCGAACAAACGGAGGTTACACGGTTGTAACTGAAAGTGCAACGTACTACCCGTCAGATTTGATTTATCATGGCACTTCGGTAGGGGTTGTTCTGTATTCAAGAGGTGTAACCACACCATTATACAAACCTACGGAATGGACAATTCAGACCGTTACAGGATATACTACTGTTGTTCAGGTTTGTGATGCCTTAGATGCTTTAGGTGTTCTTTCGGCAGATACGTTGGAAGATATTGAGGCATTACTTACTACGATTGATGTAGATACCGGCAATATCAATACGGACACAACTGCTATTAAGACAGCAGTTGAAATAATGGACGATTGGGATGAGTCAGATCGTGCGAAAGTCAATCCTATTGTCGGACAAGCGGGGATTGCCGCAGGAGCAGGAGCTGTTGGTGCTACCGTTCCAAGAACAACTTTAGCAAGTGATGACCCTGCTGTGACGGCTTTACAAATTGTAGATGATTGGGATGAATCAGACCGTGCAAAGGTGAATCTTATCGTTGGTCAGGCAGGAATAGCAGCAGGGGCTGGAGCAGTAGGTGTGACAGTACCAAGGGTTACTTTGGCGAGTGATGATCCTGCTGTGGCACTTTTGAGAACACTTCCTTCTGTGTGGGGTGAGGTTTACGCTTCACCACAGGATTTTGCAGCCGCCTATACAAGCAATGTTTCGATCACTATTTCTGATCCACCGTTCACAATAGACGATACCTGTTGCTATGTGTTCAAGATCGTTTATAAAGCAAGTGGTGGGACTACATGGACACCGATTGTAAATGGACACAACGGGGCAGGGATTGTTGCAAGTTCCAATGTGATTACAGTTTCAGGTGCAGGAACACCTTTTGCTTCCGGTGATACTTACTGTGTGGTGGTGTTTGGGCAGAAGAAAGGTTATGACAGATCAACCGATACGGAAAAGACAACTGTTCAGAATCCTGATTACGCACGGACAACCGATCCTGAACCGCTGATTGCTGCGGCACAAACGCTGACTGCTTCATTTGCAGACGTTGGATATGAAGTAAGCACTTCGGGATATAATTGGGCTGCA